GCGCGTAGGACACCGCGCCCGTCTTCTGCGACATGCCCAGCTTCACCGCGCCCGCGGGCACCGCAACCTCCTGATCGACATACACCTCCTTAACATTCGTCTCGGTCACCGGGAAGCTGTTGGACAGGTAGCTGTCGCCGGGGCCATACCAGACCGCCAGCGCCGTCGCGGTGCCGTCGGTCTCGCCGCTCAGCAGCAGCGTCTCGCCCTCGGTCACCTCCCACATCGCGTATTGATAGCCCGCGTTCGAGGTGATCACCCCGGTGTTCTTGTGAAGGAAGGCGCCGACGACCGGACCCTCGACCGGCTCGACCAGCTGGTTGTCCGAGACCGCGCTCTTGGTCTCCGGCAAGTCCTGCACCGCCGCGGCCAGGTCGCCCGCCAGCGCCTCGTTCCTGGTGCCGCGCTCGAGCAGCACGTAGGGCGGCGTGGGGGTCTTCGTGCAGACCCCCAGCTCCGCCGCCCCCGCCGGCACCCGCACCGGATAGGCGTCATAGACGGCAGACCCCTCGGAGGGTGCCCGTTCAAAATAGCCGAGGTAGTCGCCGCTGGCGTCGTACCAGATCCCCAGCGCGGTGTTGGCGCCGGTGATGGTGGTCGATATCCGGAGCGTCTCCCCCGGGCTCACCGCGACCTTGGCCCAGCGGTAGGAGTTCTCTACGAGCGCCACCGCCTCGCCGGTGTCGTAGCGGAGATATTCATCCACGGTCCAGGACAGCGCGACCGAGGCCCAGGTCGAGAGCGGCACGTCCAAGGCGGCCAGTTCCTGCACCGACGCCGCCCCGATATTGGCCCGCGCTGTCTCCGCCTGTTCCGCATATTCAGAGAGGGCATTGGAGATCGTCGGCTTCGTTGCCAGTGCCGAACCTGACGGGATGTCTGTCACGTATGTCGCAACACCACCGACCTCGTGATCGTAAATGTCATATGCGATATCAGGATCCGAGTTCTCAACACGAAACCGATCGCCGACACCTGTCGCCGCAATACCTTCTGCCGTGGTCTCGTAGATCGGGCTCTCTGCGAAGGCCTGGTCCTCGAGCGCGGTGATGCGGGCCAACAGCCCGTCCGTCATCACCACCGAGGCGAGAACGCCGCCGGCCGCGAGGATGGTGCCGAGCGCCGTTGTGCCGAGAATCCCGGTGGTGCCGTTGTGAACCGCCAGAAAATAGTCAGCCGCAGCGAGCGGCATCCCGTCCGGGACCTTAATGCCGTCAATCATGGTTGCCTCAGATGATTGTGATTGTGGTTGCAGACGACACGTCGGAGGCGAAGCCCTCGGCGTTGAGCGCGGCGAAGCGATAGGAATAGGCCCCCTGGGGCGCGCAGGCCGCGGTCTCCTGGTAGAGCATCACCTCCGTGACCGCGCCGTCGAAGTCGGTGCTTGCGACGATCTCGAAAGTGTCGTTGCCGGTCAGCGCCGTGAGCGCCTCGAGCGCCAGGCCATTGTCCGAGATCGCTGCGCCCGAGACCGTGGTGCCCCCGGTCAATTGCAGCGTGACAGAGCCCGCGGTGCGGCCGGAGATCGTGACCCCGATCCGGTAGGTCTTGCCAGCCGTAAGCGCCAGGGATTGCGAAAGCGTGCTGGCGGCGCCCGGCGTGTGCGCGGCTTCCCCGCCGGCGATCGCCCATCCGCCCCCGGCCGTCCAGGTGGCGGCGTTGCTCATGTCGCCGTCAGTCAGCATGTCGATCCGCGTCGCGTCGCCGTCGGTGTAGCTCCTGGTCTGGCCGACAACGACGTCGAGCGAGCCGATCTTGTCCGCGCCGGTGTTGATCGCGTCGCCGGCGGCGGTGCGGAAGATCTCCACCGACCCGGTCAGCGGATCGTCCGAGGAAATCTCGATCACCACCCGGCCGAGACCGGCCTCGAGCGAAACCAGTTCGACGTTCGGAACGATCGCCGTATCCGCGAGGTTGGCGCCGACGATGTAGTCGAGAACCGCGCTATATGCGCCGGCCACCCTCGCGCGGCTATAGGCGACCGCGCGGATCTCGATCGCGTCGTCGAGATCGTAGCCCTCGATATCGACCGAGCCGGAGCTGCCGAAAATCGTCTCGGTGGTCCAGGGCGCGGTCCCGTCGAGACGGTGCTCGACCTCGAGATAAGAGATCGGCAGGAGATCCGAAGGATCCCCCGCAACCGCCACCCGCACCACGCGGGCGTCGTCGCCATATTCCGGCGAGAACAGCGACAGGAGATCCTCGCCATTGTCGAGCGTCGTGATCAGCCCGAAGACAGGCGCCGAAAGCGTCAGGCTCAGGGTGATCGCCTCACCGACGATCGGATCCCAGGCCGCCGGCACGTAGGCGTCGGTCAGCGCGTCGATTTCCTCCGCGTCGTTGGTGAGCGTGAGCCGCACCGCGAAATCCTCCGCTGCCTCGACGTCGAGCACCCGACAGGGGATCGTCTCGAGCGCCGTCGGCCCGAACAGCACTACCGCGCCGACCGGGGGCAGATCATTCCCCAGGACCATCAGCGAGCGGGTCATGCCCTCGACCGTCGAAACGCTCACCAGGCGGCTGTCCCCAACCGTGTCGCCCGCGTCATAGGTCAGATACCGAAAGCCGTAGTCGGTGCCGGAGACCATGGTCACCGCCTCGTCGAGGATCACCAGGTTGCCGATCACCTGCAGGACCCGGCCCGCGGTCTGGACCGAGGAAATCACGTCATGCGAGAGGAGCACCTTGTCGCCCCGGGTCGCGGCCCGGATCGGCCCCTCCTGCATGACGGTGAAGCGGTCGCGGCGCAGCAGGATCTCCTGCATTCTGCGATGCACCTCGGTCGCGATCGCGTCGGGGTGCGTCTTGCCGGGAACTTCCCACTCCTCGATCAGATCGACCTCGCCCTCGAGCGCGGGCCAGGGCACCAGGATCTCGGCGTCGGCATAGTCGTCGGTTTCGTCCAGGAACTTGACCCGGACCGCGTCGGGCGGGTCGATATACTCGCGCGAGCCCTCGAATTCCCAGCTGTTGCGCGGCGAGATATGGTCGACGATCTCGGATTGCGGCCGGTCGATCACCACGCCCCAGGTCTCGCCGTTGTGGCGCGGCGAGGCGCGGCCGGCGCTGGCGATCATCGCGAGCAGCTCGCGCAGGGTGACCTGCTCGCGATGGTCCGCGTCATAGGTCAGCCCCTTGGCGTCGCAGAACTCCCACCACTCCGCGAGGTCGTCGAGGTCGACCCCCGCATCTGCCACCGGGTAAGGGCTGTGATCGCCCTGCAGCGCGTGCAGGTATTGCGAGGCGGCGTTGCGCGAGAGACCCTCGCCCCAGGCCTCGCCGTCCCAGGTCGGCACGTACCGCTGCACCAGGCAGTTGAGGGTGTCGATCGTGCCGTTGAGCTCATAGGTCGCCTTGACCCTGGCCGCGATCAGCGCCACCGGGGCGCCGAAGTTGATCGGGTATTCCGGCCGGATCGACTGCACCGCCGCGAGGAAGAAGCGGTTTTGCCGCTTGGTGCCCGAGTCCTTCTCCGTCAGGTTGGTGATCTCGATTTCCCATGTGCCGCGCGACGGCAGGACCCAGCTGTATTGCCGGAAGAACGCCTCGCGCTGCTTGGCGCGATAATCCAGCGTCACCACCTCCGACCAGGTCTCGGTGCCCGCCTCGCGCTGGCGGATCCGCACCTGGACCGAGGTCCAACCAATATCCCCCGAACTCTTCGAGTAGTGCATGCCGTTGGGCCAGTGGAAGATCACCGAGGCCTGGGTCGAATGGCTGGCCGTGGTATAGACGTGCGGCTGTTCCTCGTCGGTGCCGCCCTCGACCTCCGCGCCGGTCGCGTCGACCTCCGGCTGCGGGTTGAGCAATTCGATCTGCACCGACTCCTCGAGAACCTGGTCTGGCGTGATCGTCACCGGCGCGTCGCCGGCCACGCCCTCGCGGATCTCGAGGTCGACGCCGGCGAATTCCTCGATCGGCGTCTCGCCGAGGCGAATGTCCGAAATGTCGAGCCGGCCGTAACCGACCAGGAACAGCGCCCGGATATACTGATAATCGCCGATCACTTCCGTATAGGGCTGCGCCGCGTAGACCGGCGCGACGCGGATTTGGCCCAGCGGCAGCGGCACCGGCTCGTCGGGCGTCGCCTGGTTGTTCCAGCCGGTGATCTTGTAGCGCGGTTTCGTGTTCTGGCTCTTGGGCGCCTGCGGCGCCGGCATCAGCGAATTGAGCAACGCCGCGGTCAGCCCGACGGTCGCCACCGCGGTCGCGACAAAGATCGCATTGAGCCCGAAGGATCCGAGCGAGACCCCGGTCGCCACGTAATAGGCAGTCCCGATGTAGCTCGAGATCGCCGAGGCGATCGAGAGCGGGTCGCCCTCGACCACGCGAATAATCACGGTCGTGCCGGCATGCGGCCGCACCGACCCCCACCATTCGCGCGGAATGATATGGAACATCCCGTCACGGCTCACCGCGACGCGGGTCCGCGCGAGCACCGACTCGGAGGCGCCCGGCAGCTGGGCCTCGACGATCTCGGCGATCGTCATGGTCGCCTCGAGCTCGAACCGCTTGCGCGCTTCCGGAGAAACGCCGCGGGTGATCAGGACAGGTACGGTCAAAGCATCGCCTCGTGTCGATAGGCGCCCGTGAAACGGTCGCGCCAAAGGGGATCCGAGCGCCGGACGATCACCGAGCGCGAGCGGGCATGCGCGTGCAGCATGCGGCGCGCGTCGACCGCAATCGCGACGTGACAGTCAAAGCGACCCACGCGAAACAAAAGAGCGTCGTATGGCGCGATCTCCTCGACCGGGCGCCAAGGCCCGGCCGAAGCGGCCTCGGCCATCAGCGCGGCGATTTCCGCGTGTTCCGCGCAGGTTTCATAGGATCCGGCGAAGCTCGGGAGCGTGACCCCGAGATCCTCGGCGTAGATCAGGCGCAGCAGGCCATAACAATCGGCCCCCTCGCGGCTGCGGCCGAGATCCGCGTAAGGGATCCCGACGAAGCCGGAGAAGCTCACCGGAACAGCCCCGGGAACCGCCGCTTGCCGATGATGTCTTTCGGCACGCCTTCCTCCTCGATCGGCTTGCGCGAGGAGGAAATCACGATGCGCTCGCCCCAGGTCGAGCTCGTCGCCTGGAGGCCGAGCCATTGCTGCTCGACGGTTTCGACATCCGAGGCCATGACCAGCGCAAGGTTGGCCGTGGCAACGCCGGTGAAGCTGCGCAGCAGGTTGACCATCTCCGCGTCGAACAGGTCGATCGTCAGCTGGAACGCCGCCGGCGTGTCCTCCTGGTCGCCCGGCATTTCGAGGCCGGCGGCAACAAACAGGAAAGGTTCAGTCTCGGGATCCGCACCGCGCCAGGTCGCGCGCGTGCCATAGCGCAAGGGCTCGTCGGAGAGCCGTTCGGTCGGGTCGGTGCTCAGCCGGATCGGAGCCGCTAGGTCGGCGTGGTCGAACTCGATCAGGACGATAAAGAAATCCTCGGTCGCGGCCGCGTCGATCGCCTTGCGGGCATTGAGGGACAGGCTGCGGCTCATGGCATTTCAACCACGGAAAAGGTGACGGTCTGGCGGGTGATCTTGGGATCCCCGAATTGCGGCGGCGTCTCGCCCCATGTGCAGAGCATCACCTTCGACCAGAGCAGCGGCACGCCGCCCTCGGTGAGCAGCGGCCGTCCCTGCTCGTCGAGCATCGGCAGGCCGTCGACCGTGTAATCCTTCATATAGAACGGCAGGGATCCCTCGGCGCAGTCGTCGATATAGAAGCGATCGAATATGGCGACCTGCCAGGCGTAAAGCTTCATGGACATGGCCCAGGTGACCGGCACGGCCGAATAGCGCCGCGAGAGCTTTGGCGGGCCCGCGTCGAAGCTCCGGCGCCGGCGCGCGTCGGCGCGCTGCCGGCTGAAACCGGAGACCTGCGGCCGCGGAAGATCGGCGGGAAAGGTCGGAATTGTCATCGCCGGGGCCTCGGTTGCTTGACGCCATATCGGTTGAGGCGACGCGTCGCCGCACCTCCGGGCGTCGTGATTGCCTTGTCGACCGCCTCAGAGAGCACCAGGCGCTGCAGGCGCCCGCCGTCGGGGGTCGTCGTTTCCTCGGTGCGCACCTTGACGCCGACCTGGTCGATAATCTGCTGGGTGAAGCGGAACGCCCCTGCCCCGGACACGCTCGAGGATCCGCCGAGCGAGCCGCCGGTCGCGAACTTCGGCAGTCGCCGGTTGCGGATCGCTTCCATGAACTCGAGGCCGTAGAAGTCGACCGCGGCCGCGGGCTGCATGAACTCGCCGGCCGAGCCCCAGAACAGCAGGTTGTCCTGCCGCTTGCCGCCGGCGCCGGTCAGCTTCCCGGCCGCGCGGCGCGGCATGGCGCCGCCATCGGCACGGCGGAGGATCTCGCCCCCGTCGGCCCTGCCGCCGATCCCAAGCAGGCTTGCACCGATGCTCGCCAGTCCGGAGCCCCCACCGGAGAATGCGCCCTGCATGAGCTGCGCCAGGTAGTCCCAGACCGGGTCGAAGGCGAGCGACCAGAGCTTGTCGCGGATCATCCCGGTGAAGTCATCCCAGAAGCCCTCGACCCCATCGCCACCAGGCTTGAGGTTGTCGAACAGCCCCTCGATCGTGTCCTTGTAGCCCTCGAGCTCCTGGGCCGCCTCCTCGGTGGTCTTTTCCAGGTCTCGCTTGCGCTGGGTGTCGAGATCCTGCGCCGCGACGAGACGCCCGTAGGCGGCGGCCTGCTCGTCGATCACCTCGGAGAGGATCCGGCCGTCATCGGTGATTTGCTTTGCCGGGTCGATCCCGGCCTCGCGGGCGCGTTTCAGCGCCTCGTATTGGAAGGTGAGCCGTGCCTGCTCCTCGACGGACCGGCCCGCGAGCTCCGCCTCGAGGCGCAGCTGCTCGAGCTGGTCGCGACCTGCGCTCACGACCTTCGCGAGCGCGTCCGCCCGCTCTTGCGCGGTCTCGGCCGAGGACTTCGCCCGATCGCCGGCGCCAAGGTCGAAGGCGCCAAGGATATCGCCACTGGAAACCCCCTTGAGGCCCTGCCATTCCGCCCGCAGCCCCGAGACGCTCCGTCCCCGGCCCTCGATCAGAATGTCGGCCATCTGGTCCTGCAGGTCGGCCGAGAACAGCTCGGACCCGGAAAGGCCCATCTGCGCCATCAGGCCGCGCAGCGTCTTCGACACGATCTGATAGCGACCGACGGCCGAGGATCCGGCGCCGTTGCCATGGCGCGCGCGGTTTTCAGGGTTCGCGAGCATCTGCGCCTGCAGGGCCAGCACCTGGTCGAGCGTCATCGCGACCAGGTTGACGTCACCTCCGGTCCACTCCCCGTAGTCGAGCGTCTCATTGTAGCCGCGCCCCTTGTCGGTGCCTTCGGCGTACCCGATCAGGTCGCGCAGACCCTTCTTGGCAGCATCCGCCGCACCCGCCCTGAACTCGACGTCCTTCCATGCGGCAATCACTTCCGGGCGACGGCTGTTCTGGTACTGGGTGTAAACCCGGTTGAGGCGCTCCACCTCGCCAGCAGCCGCGCGGGCACTCTCCGCGGCTTCATCAAACGGCCGCCCTTCGGAGATCTCCACCGAGAGGTCGAGGTTTTCGGTAAGTCGATCCTCGATCGCCTGCAGTTGTCCCTCGACCTCGGCAAGGTCTTGCGCCTTCTCGCGGAACCCCGACAAGCCCTCGGACCGCAGCAGCTTGCCCGCCTCGAGCGCCTCGGTGATCGCCCGCGCGAGATTGTCGATCGCGGTGGCGGCCTCGGATTCTGTCGAGGCCCGCTCGATCGCCGCGATTTCGTCCGCAAAGATCCCGGCCACGCGCGCCATGGCGACCAGCTCGCCGACAGCGCCGCTGCCGATCAGGCCCTCGCCGCCTTCCAGGATCTCGATCAGCTGGTCGCGCACGGGCTCAAGGCTTCTCCCCACGGCGCGCAGCGCGTCGATCTCGGCCATGAACTCCGTAAAGCCAATGCGACCATCCTCGACCGCCTGGGCCATCTCGTAGAGCCCGGCCAGGAAGTCATTCTGCGCGTCCTCCGGCCAGAGCAGAGCCTCGAGGTCGCTCCGCGCAGATCCACGAAGCGAAGAGGCCGCCCCGAGCCGCGCGCGCAGATCGTCGATCCCGTCGCCGTCCAGGAGACTTCCGGTCATGGCGCCGCGCGCCTCGAGGTAGGTGCGCTCGAGATCCGCCCGCGCCTGCTCGAGCGCTGCCCGCGACTGGTCGAGCATCTTCTGGGTCGCCTCGGAAATCTCCCCTCCGAGCGACTTCTGCTCCTCGGCCGCGCGGCGCGTGGCCTCCTGGTAGGCGTCGAGCGCCTCGGCCGCACGTGAGGCGGCGACATCCGCGCGGTCGAGCGCGTCGGACGCCTTGTCGGTGTCGAGCCCGAAGGCCAGCAGCGATGCCGCCGTGAGCGCAAGCGAGAGCGGGCCGCCAAGGACGCCGGTCAGGATCCGGGCGCCAATGCCCAGGCGCGCGAGCGGGCCGGCGGCGCGGCTCGCGGCCGTGCCGACCCCGGTCGCCGCGCCGGCGATCTCGATCAGCGCCGCGCGCATGGCAATGCTCTTGGCGATCGCGAGCGTCAGACCCTTTCCGACCAGGTAGACGGTCAGCCCCTGCGCCACGCGCTCGGCGACCTCCTCGACCTCGTCGAAGTTCTCGGTCAGGAAGCGCAGCGCCTCGGTCAGGCGGCGCACGAACTCCTCGGCGATCTCGAGTCCGCCGTTTTCCGCCGCCTCGAGCTGCAGCGCCTCCCAGGCGGCCGCGACCTCTTTCAGTGCCCCATCGAGCCCCTTGAGGCGGACCTCGGCCTGTTCCTGCGCCGAGCCCTCGCCGATCCCCTGGGCGAGGTCGCGCATGCCCTCGGCCCCGAGCTTTGCCAGGGCAGCGGCCGTGCGGATTGCGTCGGTCCCGAAGACGGTTTTCAGCGCCTCGTTGCGGGCCTCCTCGGAGAGATTTCCGAGACCGTCCTGCAGCACCTGCGCGATCTCGGCCATGGACTTCATGTTGCCCTGGGCGTCAAAGAACTCGAGGTTGAGATCCTTCATGATCCCGGCCGCCTTTGCGCTATCCGGCGTGAGGCGTTGCAGGAAGGTCTTGAAGGAGGTGCCGGCATCCGAGCCGCTTGCAAAGCTCGAGGCGGTGCCCGCGAGGGCCGTCAGGAAGTCCTCGATCTCGACGCCGGACGTCCCCGCCACGCCGCCGGCCTGGGCGATCGCCATGCGCAGGTCGTCGAAGCCGAATTTCGAGTTGAGCGCGGCCCCGGTCAGCTGGTCGACGATATCAGGCAGGCGCCCGGCCTCGAGCCCGAATTGCTGCATGAGGTCGGTCACCAGATCCGCCGCCGGCGCGATCTCCGCCCCGAGGCCGCCCGCGAGTGCGACCGACGAGGTGAGCGCGCCGTCGAGAATATCGGTCACCGAGACGCCATTCTTGGCGAGGACCTCGATCGCCTCGGCCGCCTCCATGGCGGTGAAGGACGTGGTGGCGCCGAGCGTCTTCGCGGCCCCCGACAGACGGGCCATTGCGCCCTCGCCAGCACGGGTGGCCGCCTCTACGCGCTGCATCATCGCCTGGAACTCGCGCCCGACGTTGAGCGAGCTCCGACCGAACGCGACCAGACCGCTGGCGATCGCCGTCGTGCCCATGAACCGCGCCAGGCGCGAGAGCGCCGGCACCTCGGCCGCGACCGAGGAAAGCGAGCCCTTGAGCTGCCGCGCGGCCTTGTCGGTCTCGCGCAGCCCGGTGTTGGCCGGCTTGGTCGCGGTCTGGATCCGCCGGAGGCTTTTCTCGCCGTTCGCGCCGAGCGAGCGCAGATCGGCCTCGAGCTGCTGCTTGCCAGCGGCCGAGAGGCGGATCGTGTAGTTTCGCGTCGCTGTGTTCATCCCGCCCCGTCTCGCTCACGCATGCGGGCCGCGGCCTCGAGCAGGCCGGTTTCCCAATGCGGAAGCAACAGTGTTGCAATGTGTCTGGGCACGCCCTGAGCCTCGAGGATCTCGAGGCAGGCCTGCATATCGAGCCCGGCATAACCGCCGGGCCCAATCCGTCTCTGGTGAAAGAGATCTCCGCCGGCCTGGGCGAGCGCACGCGCCTCGACCGAATCCGGCAGGTTGGTATCCTCGGGGCAAGCGCCCTCGCCGCCGAACCGCGCGCAGGAGTAGCCGGGCATCGCCCGACAGTCTGCGCAGTGGCTCAGCCCTCCGCTGTAGCGGTATCTGGCGAGGGCGCGGAGACGTTTCCCTCCCGCTCCGCCTCGATCCAGGGCGCGAGCAGGCTTGCGTGCAGCGTGCCGGCGACACCCGGGAACAGCTCGAGAAACATGTCGAGCGTCTCGGGGGTCATTGGCGCCGGATCGCCGCTCTCGGTCTCGATACCGGTCCAGCCGGTGCCAAAGCGGGAGAGCAGCAGCTTGACCAGGTGCCGCGCGGCCTGTCCGCGCAGCGCCTCTTCGTGTTCCGGCCCGAGATCCTCGTCGTCGGCCATCTCCGCCTTGAAGGCGAGATCTGCCGGCAGGGTCGAGCGCGCGAGCCGCACGGCGGCCGCCTCCGCCGCGCGCCAGTCGGCATAGCCGAACGGACGGTGCGAGACGGTGACGTTGTAGCCGAGCTCGATGGTGCGCGCGACGCCCAGGCGCCGCGCGAGACGCAGAACCATCAGGCAGGGTTCGCGTAATCGGCGGTCGAGTTGATCAGGGTCAACTCGATCAGCTGTTGACCCGTGGCGGGCCGGGGGGCGCGCCAGTTGAAGCTCTGCGAGATCAGGTTGCGCCCGTCGACCGGCACGCCCGTGCGCTCGAGCACCACGCGCGGGATGCTGATCGCAAGGCTATAGTTGGCGCTGATCGTCCAGGCGAGAGAGAGCGCCATTTCGATGCCGGCCGAGGCCGCGTTGTAATAGGTCGCGTCGCGGAACCGGGCGTTGAGCGAGCCCGAGAGATCCCAGAATCCGAGGTTGATGTCAGAGGCGGTCGCAAGTCCGTTGAGGGTCTCCTGGTCAGCCTCGCGGCCGGTGCCGAGGGTGATCCCGGCCTGGGTGACCCCGGCGGCCTCGGTGCCGTTGACGCTCAGCAGCCCCTGGAAGCCCACCGGCACCGGATCGGCGGCAAACTCCACCGGCGTTCCGTCGAGCGTCGCACCGGCCAGGATCTCCTCGCGCCCGACCATGTTGAGCGTCGCGCGCTGGCGCTGGCCGTTCTTCTGCGCCTGGATCTCGAGGCTCTGCACCGCGAGGCTGTCCTGGGTGAAATGCTGCGCCACGCCGGCGTGGCTGATCCCGTGGGTTCCGAGCAGGATGGGCGGATTTGCCGCCGCCCGGAACACGTGGGTATAGGGCGCCGCCGCGCCGGTGGTGGTCGGCAGGCCGAGCAGCTGCGCGAGGTGCCAGCCGAAGCTGTCGAGCCCGAGCGGCACCTCGATCGCGCCGCTCAGGTTGCGCAGGCCGGCGACCAGCTCACCGGCGAAGCTGTCGCCGTAAATCGCCTCGTCGCTCGCGAGCTCGCCCGAGGGAACGACATTGTAGTTGTAGAAGGGCAGCGCGTAGAACGCGCCATCCGCTGCGCTCTCGGCGGTGCCAAAGGTGGTCTGCCGGCAGGCGAGCAGTTTCGCCTGGTCTCCGCGTGCATTGGGCATGGGTCACTCCATCGGGTTGTCGGTGGTCTCGTAGAACAGGGTCGCGGTGAGGACCGCGCCCTTAAGGGTTTCCGCCCCCAGCATCGGGACGACGTCGATTTCAGTCGGCCCGCCAAGGTCGAGGTAATCGACCGCGCCGCCGAGCGTGCGATCGGCGATCAGGAGATCCGCCGCGGACATCAGGACCGCGTCGAGCGCCGCATTGCGGCTGGAGGCGGTCGGGCCGCGCACGACCGCCTCCAGCTCGACCACGCACTCCCACTCGCGCCGGCCGACTCCCAGGTGCCGACCGACCTCACGCGGGTCGCTCGGCACGATATTGATCACCCCCTCTCGCGGGCACTCTTCCGGCAGGTCCGCCTCGCGCAGCACCGTTGCGGCATGGCCCGAGAGGACCGATTGCAGCGCGACGATCGCCGTCTCGATCGTGCTTGGCATCAGCGGGGCCTCCGGCGCGATGCGCCGCGATAGGCGGCGTCGATGTTGCGGGCGAGGCCGGCCGACGCCGCGAGGGCGATCTGGCCGACATTGAGCCGGCGGCGCAGGCGGACCTGCGGCACCAGGTAGAACATGACAACGGTCGTGAGACCCTCGCCGGTGCGGCGCGCCCGCTTGCTGGCCGGAGCAAAGGTGCCGGCACGCTTTCCGGTCCTGGCGCGCTGGTTGTCGACGACCAGGAGCGACGCCTGTCCCCGGCGATAGACGAAGCGCAGCGGCCCGTAATAGTGCTCCGGGAAGTTGGAGGGCGTGAGGCGCTTGCGCCCCATGCCGGTCTTTGGCGCGGCCTCCGACGGGATCGCCAGGAAGAACCCGTCATCCGAGCGAATGGTCGAGCCCTCGTTGAAGGCACGCACCAGCCTCTGCGCCTTGGTGTAGACCACCGAGGCAGCGCCGAGCGATGCGCCGGACTTCGGATAGTCGTCCGACTGCCAGCTCCGCGCCAGCCGGCGCCCCAGGCCGCCCTGGATCACGTCTTCGCGCAATGCCGCCTTGAGCTCGCCGGCGGTGTCCTGGATTCCGTGGGTGATCGCCTCACGCGCCAGATCGAGCTCGTCCTGCATGTAGCGCTCGAGATTGCCCTCGAGGGCCGCCTCGAGTCGCGTGCGGCTCATGCCTCTGCCTGATCCACGGCCGGGGCCTCGGGACTTGCGACCTCGCTCGGCGCGGTGACGTCGACCGGTGCGACCTTCGCGGCGATCGCGTCCGCGATCTCCTGCGTCACCGAGCCGGACCAGCCCTGAGGAAAGCGCCGGATCTTGCCGGGCGCGATCTCGATATCGACCGGCTCGTCGATCGAGACCTTGGTTTTCTTGTGTGCCATCGTGTGTCCTCGGTTCAGTGGAGAGTGGAGCCGCGCCTGCAGGCGCTAGACCTCGACAGTGTCGAGGGTCACCTTGTAGCGGCGAGGATCCCGCACCCGTGTGTGTTGGACCCGGCGACGTTCGCCGCCGAGGTCAAGAATGGCGCCCTTGGCGAAGCCGGCGAAGTCAGAGGCGAGGATCTCGAAGATCCCCGTCTGGTCCTGAATGCGCAGCTCTCCGAACCCGGCGACATCATCCGGGAGCGTCGGCAGAAGCCGGACATCTCGCGCGACCCCGTCAGGGTCGAGGACAGCCGCAATGCCATGACGGCGGAAGGTGTCCTCGACGCTGCGCAGGAACGGATCGGCGGGCATCAGTCGGTGGAGGTTTCGGCGCCGCTCAGCAGGTCGGTCGAGGCCGCGGTGTCGTCCCCGGCTGCGGGCGCGGTATCGGTCTGGGTGGCGGTGCTGGTTTCGGTTGCCGTGCCATCCGTCTCCCCGGTCTCTGTCGAGCTGCCGCCGGTGGTTGCCCCGGCAGCATCGGTCTTTTCTGCGCCATCGGTCTTGCCCGCGGCGTCAGTCTTCGCAGAGGTTTCGGTCTTCGACGTCTTTGCCGTGGTCGTGGTCGTCGCCGCCTTTTCCGTCGCGGCGGTCGCTTCGGCCGAGGTCAGCTCTTCGTCGAACCCTGCATCGCGCCCGCCTTTGCCCTCTGCCTCGATCTTGTCGGCGATGGCTGCGGGAACCTTGCCAGCCCAGCCCTTGGGAAGGGTGCGACGCCGGGATGCATCCAGCCGGTATTCGAAGATGTCGGTGAGGCGCACGCGCAAGTCAGGCGCTGCAGCCTCGGATTTCTTCGCTGCCTTCGTGGTCTTTTTCGCCA